TTCCATTTCGCATAGACAGCGTCACGCTCAGAGTTCCATTTCGCATCGACAGCGTCACGCTCAGGCTTCCATTTCGCATAGACAGCGTCACGCTCAGGCTTCCATTTCGCATCGACAGCGTCAAGCTCAGGCTTCCATTTCGCATCGACAGCGTCACGCTCAGGCTTCCATTTCGCATCGACAGCGTCAAGCTCAGGCTTCCATTTCGCATAGACAGCGTCACGCTCAGGCTTCCATTTCGCATCGACAGCGTCACGCTCAGGCTTCCATTTCGCATAGACAGCGTCAAGCTCAGGCTTCCATTTCGCTAAAGTTTCCTTAGAAATGCCCTCTGGATCCTGATTCTTCGGCAACCTAACAGATCTGCAAACGCATTTATCGTTTTTCCACGCTTCAATCCCGAAAGCTTCAGCAAAATAAACTCGGCAGCCCTGCTCCAGCCAACTTTGCGGATTAGTCGTTAAATGAAAGCCAGCACTACACATCGACAACTTTCCATGCACCGTGTATTTCTTGCCCAGCTCCCAACTGTGAGAGCCGCCATTGCAACTTTGCATGTTATGCAGGACTTTGAAAAGAATCACAGGCTTCTCTTTTTTATCAGTCATGTTTTTGCCTCCAAATCAGAAACACGCTCATCAAACGCGCCCTCAGCAACCTTCGGATCATGATCCAAGTAAACGTTCATTTCGCCATGCCGATCACACAGCAACCGCTTGCCGTCGACGTGCAACTTGCAACCGCAAATCGGACAAAACTTCGCATCCAACTCAACCATCACGCACACCCCGCTTTTTTCGGCAAAACTACGCCTCTCCGTTTGCTAGTGTGAAGCTCAGGCGCTTTAATGGCGCATGGAATCTTTTTGTCTGAGCAACCTTTCCTGATTGAGCAGGAGTGGCAACCGTTAATTTTCATCTGAAAACGCATCAGTTAACACCTTCCTTGAGAAGTTCCTCAATTTTCACGCCGCAATCATAGCAGAATCGGTATCTTCGACTGTCAACTAGGCCGTCTCGGTTGTAAAAGAATTCAAATTTGAGTTCTGCCATTTTTCCGCAGTTATCGCATATTTCATCATGTGTCATTTTTCACTCAACCTACCTTTTGCAAAGAAGGGCTTGTATCCTTGTTTGGGAAGCCTCTTGGAAGAGAGAAGGAGACCTCAAAACAGTACGCCAAATACGCGCGTGACATAAACACGCAAAACCTCCCAAAGACAGTGCCTTCAAAAAGCCTATTCCCCAAGAACACTAAGCCCCCTGATATTTTCCCGCTTTAATTTTAGTGATTTCTTCCATTCTAAGTCTGATTGCTTCGCTGACAAACTCAGCGACACTCCGATAACTCGGATTTTCTTCAATAAAATTTTCAACTTGAGTGTAAAGCTCTGTTTTAATACTTACACCCTTGAAACTTCCCGCAGGCACTACATATCACTCCTTTCACTATAGCAATTATGCCATAATCACTCTCCCTACATACGATTTACATATAAATTTTGTGGCACAATTAAGGCATAAAGTTAACGAGAAAAAAATTTCAAGCTAGCAATATTTTAAATAAAACCGTAAATTTTTTATGGCAGATATGCCACAATAACATCCCCGATTCACATGGATAAAGGGGGAGAGAAAGGAGAGAAATTGCCAAAAGAGGACCAAGACTTCAGAGGCGTAAGCCTCAAACGGGAACTAGTAGAACAAGTCGAAAAACTAGTAAAAGAAAACCCACAATACAAAAGCATAGCCGACTTCGTACATGAAGCCGTAAGATTAAGAATGGAAGAGGTTAAGAAAAGCGTTAGCTTACCACGCTTTGAACACTTCAACATAAACGACGAAGGCGTAAGAATCACGGATCGCAAACTAGGCCTGATAGCAGACATTTACTTCAAGCCACAAGGAATATTCTGCGACCTAGACAAAAACAACAATTGCGAACACATCGACTTCGCCCTCACCATCCCTGAGATCCAGGATATCATCCGCAAGAAAGTAAAAGAAGGCTGGAAACTCCCAGACGTCTAATTATTGAATTATGCCTCTACGATAACACTCATCCAAATACTCCCTGACAGCCTGCTTAATAACATCCGACCGGCCAGTAAAACCACGCTTACCCTTCAGCTTATCCACTTCATCTAACAGGCTCTTTGGCAGCCGAACAGTCGAATAACCATCATCAACCATCTTAAGGAATCCCTCCCTTAGTCGAAACCTCAATTTCAATGCGTATAGGCGTGGAATCAAATTTGCCTTGAAGATCCACTTGATAACCAACACCCAATTCTTCTATTGCCCTATCAATATGCTCCTTGAAAACTTTAGCTATACGCTGCCTCTCAGGCGAAATAACCGTCAAACCTTACACCAACCCCCATAGACAAGCCACATACATTAGACCTTTTAACTTTTGTTCAAAACCCGCTTGCTCTTCTCAGCAAACTCAGCAGCCGAAAATTCCCTCGCGTGTTTTAAAAAGCATGGAAAAACACCATCAAAAAATCTCTCGAGCATTTGGAAGACTTTGACCTGTCACCGCCGATCAACCTTCACGCTTTCACCCCTAACTTTTTCCTGCAAACAACGCCAAGGCCAGTCTCCAAGCTCTTCCTGCTTGTGATTACGGCGCCACAATGCATACACCTAGCATCATACTGCTTAGCACACTCAGCCGCGATCAGGCGTTTACCACGTACACGATCAGCTAGAGGCGCCATGTGATATCGGGCCAGGAGAATGATTGCTGCAGTGTACTCTTCCTTGCTGTAACCGTACCCTGCATAGTTGGTTATAATGTACTCTGCAACCGCCAACAAATGCGCCTTAGAGGCGTAACCAAAGCGCTGCTCATCATCCTTAACCGCCAAAATCAAGCCTAGAAGCTTAGTTTGAGATTCAACCATCAAAACAGGCACAACCCCTTAACATTCTTCAAGCTAACGATAGTTTTCTCCATCCGATCCACGGGTTTGGATTCTAAAAGAAACTTATCGATTGTTTCTTGAGTTGTCATCCGCTTAACCTCATAACTACAGCGGTTATTTCAGCTTATAAATATATCTATTTCAGTTAATCAACCACAGTTAAACTTAAATATCCACGTGAACAATCACCATTAGGAAGAAAAACAATGAGAAAATACATCCTAACCAACCAAGAAAAACAAATCATCAAAAGATACCTAGAAACAGGCGAAAAAATAGAAGGCTACGCAATGCTACTAAGCCGCTGCCGACATATGCAACCCATCAACGAAGATCAACAGCTAATCCAGCAATTCCTCAAAAAAGCAGAAAACTAGGCGAAAAAAATGCTTTTCAAAAAACCTCTACTAGCGAAAGTCATGGATGGCACAAAAACCCAAACCAGGCGCCTTAGCAAACGAACCTATAAAGCAGGAAGAACCTACGGCGTCACCTGCAGACGCTATCAGAGATCACAAGCCCACATCCGAGTGCAAAGAGCATGGCAACAACGCTTATTCAATGTAACCGAAGAAGAAGCAAAAGCCGAAGGATTCAACAATCTGGCAGAATTCCTAGAAGCATGGATAAAAATCAACGGCTACTTTATCCCATGGCAAACCGTCAACGCCTACGAATTTCAAAAAAAGTAACCCATTAAATTCCCCTGAATTCAAGTAAAATTTATCAGCAAATCGCCTCTAATAAGCCCGAGGATTAAATATGCAAGATAGAACCGGCGAATTATGCCCTGTTTGCAAAAAAGGCAAATTATACCCATCTGGCATCAGGGAAGTTTTAGAACCAGGCAAGAAACCTGATAGTGGCGAGCTTCATAGGGAAAACACAGAATATGAATGCGATAATTGCAAGCATAAAACTAATGCATTTGGGGTTAATATTAGCCCTGGCACAATATCAATAAAAGCGGAAGCAAAGGTTTTTAAAAATAAATCTGAGGAAAACTAACTCTGCCCTTTTCACCTCAGACGCCTTTCTAAACCTCTATTTGTTTTTTCCAAAACAGGTAAACTTTCGTTTGCAGGAGAACCCCGACAATCCTGATCAGCTTGACCAAGCGGTCTAGATCAGCAGCTTCCATCCCTTCCCGGTACAACTTCGTGGTGCCATAAGGCACATGACGCATAGCTGCAAACTCTTTACGGAAACGTTGATGACCATTCTTGATAAACGCTTCCTTCAAAACGGATATCTGCTCACTGCTTAAGCCCTCAAGTTTACCACGTACATACCGCTGACTACCAAGCAGTTGCACGTCAAAACCGAATTTCTTCAGGACCTCAGCTATTGCAAGCGCTTCTTTAGGCGCCTCATGAACACTAACTTTTCGCATCCCAGCACGCTCAGCAAACGGATTATACTTCGCCATTACCGCGATCATCTCAACAAACGGCGTTCCAACCAGCGGTAACGTCTCGCGGATCAGCTTCTCACCTAACCCAATGGTCCTGTACTTTGGATGAACCACAACTCGGCTAATAATGCTCAACTGCTTGTTCAGGTCCTTAATCGACATCCTGGGCAACACTTGGCCGCGGCCAGCACAGTTCGGAGGCGGATAACAATAAACAATAACACCGCAAAGCTCACCACGGCGCCGGACACAGAAAATACCCCTTTTTGCCCCCACATTATGACTTCTGTAATGGAAAACACTCAGTTTACGCCAATCATCCAAAGTGCCACCCTCAACCTTCATTTCCCCGAGCAAACTGCACTCTGCAGCAGGCCTATTAGGAAAATACTTAATGTCGATTTCCTCGCCGAAACGCTTATGCACATGCACCGAAGGCGAGAGATCCACAAACAAGTCATCATGCGTAGTCGCAGCGAGAACCGCTCGTCCTTGCTGACGCGCTAGCTTTTGTACGTTAAAAGCGATAATCTTCGCAGTATCCCTATCCAAAGTTGCGCAGAATTCGTCCATAAGCCACCACTGCTTTCCATTTTTTCCACTCTCGATTAACTTCGCAATTCGGTAACGGTATTTCTGCCCGTCACTCAATTGGCTGTATGTACGTAGGAACAAGAAAGCATCATTCAACCCAACCTTGCTGAGCAGCTCCAAGGCCTCTTCAACAGTGCTGCCAATAGTCTCTATAAGCGGTTTATCCTCTTCCACGTGGACGTCAGCCATGTCGACTGCTTCGTCGCCCAGGTCGGTCCTGATCGCACGTAGCAAAACACTCTTGCCTGACCCAGAATCACCGGTAATCAAAACGATATCCTTAGGACCTACCTGCAGCTCCGCATTCAAAACAGGGAACTTCTGAGCCTCATCAATGCCAAGCCCAAAAGCTTCAGCAACAACAACAGTCCTAGGCGTCAACTCAGTATGCGTCTCATAACTAATGTTGAAAGAAAATCTACCTCGTTCCCTATCATAAGTCCTTTGGCACTTGTGAATCCTAAAGACTTCCCGGCGATCACGCATACAACCTCAACTCAATCCATTAGCGTTAAAAAACCACTCTTCAAACTGACAACCGCATCAGTAGAGAGTAGAGTTAAAGTGAAAACACCACGTAACAGGCCTTAATGTACGTAGTAAATAGCTACCGCTAACCATAATTTACAATGCACAAAAACAGCAAAATTACCTAGTAACGCTCGTAACCTGGTGCTCCTTAACCTTCCTGCGCACTCTTTCAAGCTTAGCCCTACGTTTTTCTTCCAACAAAAACACCGATAACAATGCCTGAAAGACCAGAAATCGACGCAAACACTTCACTGTTCCACGCATGCAGAATAGCCAAGTTCGCAATCTCAATAGCCGAAAGGCAAACGGTCATGCCAATGCCGAATTTCACCACATAAACAAGCGTCTCATTAGGCTCCTCAACAACAACAGCACGCCCAGGAACACGGCGCCGACGCGTCAAAGCACGCCTAATCCGGTCTACCATCCGTGCTCAGCCTCCGCTGAAAAATATGACGCTGAAAAGCCCGACCGCGACTAAGCATCCGATGCCCACCCGCCAAAAAACTGTTAACAAACTTACCTACTGACTCTTTAGGAATGTACCCTCTAGCAATCACCATGACATCAGTTGTCCAGCTTAATGGAATAGCAGTATAATCCAAGTCGAAAAGGCCATCAGCATAACAGAAACTGTTCTGCGCCAAAACGATATGCTTAGCTTTCACGCCTAAAACTCCGATGAAAACTCCCCAGCTCCGCACCGGCACATCAATAGCCCCCCCGCTGCCAAGACTCTTGCCTACAGAAGCATCAGACCAGCTAACTTCCACCAAATCACCTTGGTGAATATTCTTAAGTTGCTCTACGATAGTTTTTTCTTTCTCTTTTTCCAAACCTTTTTCACCTATCCATTAGAGGGCAAAATCAACCTTCCCAGTTCGCAAATTAACCACCAAATTACCAACAACCAAGTACAACGCAGTTTCCCTGCGAATTCCAGCCCAAACAACCTCAACCAAACTAACGTTATCCGTAACCAACAAAGCCTTGTTAACAAAGGCATTATCCGCGAGGCCTACCGCATCAAGCGCCTGCAACACACGACTAGGCGTAGAAACAGCATCAACAAGCGATAATACATCAGATACTTTCAAGGTTTTCAGAATATTAAATACATCAGCAAGACTCACGGAATCCGCAACAGCAAAAGTCTTGTTCCTCAGGAGCGCATCCGCCAAACCAATCGAATCGCCTATAGCTAGCGAAGGCTTATTCCTGTAAACGCTGTCAGAAAGCAAGCTTGAATCCGCAACCATAAGCAGCTTCGAAACTAAAACAGCCTCCGCAACCGCAACCACATCCGCCACAGCCACAGAAGGCTTATGCCTAAACACCTGATCCAGAACGCTCACGGCATCAGCGATTACGGCTGTCTTGTTGATTAAAGCAATGTCCGATATGCCTATGACGTCGGCGACAGTTTTGATTATTGCCCCTGTTACTACGTTAATTAACTCTGAAAGCGAAACCACATCAGAAACAATCAGCGACTTATTACCCAAAACGGAATCCAAGGCGCCAACAGAATCCGCAAACTTCAAAGTCTTATTAACATACAAATTGAACATGGCGGTCGTGTCAAAGATTGCAGGGTCAAAAATGGCAGGATCAAACAATCCGTAAGGATCAACGACGCCTATAGAGTCTGCAATACGTAAGGTTTTGTTGCCTAAGCCAAACGCATCTACAGCGCCCAAAGAATCCGCGACGATCAAAGCCTTGTTGCGTAAAACCGCATCAGAAGCCGCCAATGAATCCGCCACGGAAACGTTAGTAACGCCTGATATGGGCCCGATGTAAACGTCGGCAGCAACAACACTGTCGCCATAAGCGGTGTAAGCGTCCCCAGTCCTGTTAAATGCACCTAAAACCAAATATTTATACGGATTATTGGCGCTTGTGTTGTAATCGTACTCGCATTTTAATACGTCGTTTATCCACATTTTGCCCCAGCCAGAAACAGCGTTTAACATCGCAATTTCTATGCAATACTCTTGCCCTGTTTGTACTGTTATTCCCGAATCTACAATGTTGCCGTTAACGTAAATTCCGAAGTGCGAAACACCACCGACAATGTACACCCAACCTTCCAACGTCACTGTGCCAGTGGAATCCTGTAAAGTCAAGATATTCGAATAATTACCCGTTGTTGGCGAAACCGTGAAGTAGAAGTAAGCTCTTAAATGTAATTCAGTGTATGTACTCCCTAATGTTTCTCTGCACCAATTGGCACCGGAACCGTCTAAATAAGCGCTGTAAGTACCTTCATTAGGATGTAACGTCGAAGTAGCAATGTTACCCGTAACAGTTGTCCATGCGCTAAGATCATTAGTTTCAAATCCGTCGCTAAAAAGCACCGTGAAATACTGCGTTAGGTAATGGCGTTCAAACTCGCCGATTCTCGGAAAAACATGTTTGTGAACGTATGCTTCAAGCGTCTTTTTATCTTTCAAGAATGTTGGCGGAATCTTAAGCGTTAACGGGTACTTCTCTCCGCAATGAGGACACTCATGACTATTCCGTTTAACTTCCTTTCTGCACTTTGGGCATATATGCATCCAACAAGGCAAGTAACGCAAAAGCCAATAAGGAATACTCATGTTGTCTCACTTGTACGTGGTAGGTTTCTTTTCCTTGACTACACCGTGGGTTAATTCAGGGATGGATTCCTTTTTGAAGTGATAATACTCTATACCCTTTTCGTCGTCTACATGCCTAACGTCAATTAAGTTGTAAACGTCCAAACTAACTAAGCCGTTAATCTTTGGATACTCCGTTAATTCTGCTTCAAACGCATCTGTGTACCACTTAGGTCTTGCAAAGATTTTATCCAACAACTCGGTTAAAATCAGATTGCACCCCAGCCCCGTAAACACTCCCTTATCACTTTGGCACTTATGCCATGGATAACTATGAGCTACGTGAACAGCATTACAGAAACCAGCCACGTTAAGCATTATATCCAACGTCAATGGCGGGCAGATGTTATCTTGTTCAATACTCATCACCCATTTATGTCCGCCCTTTTTAGCTTCCTCAAAGATTCTTTTCCAACTCATAGCAAACGTTTCTTGAAAACTGTTAGTTGGATTAATGTGGTCGCATGGAACCTTAAGTTTCTTGAGATGCTCATAATACTGTAATCCGTCCCCCGTGTTATCCACCATAAACAGTGCTCTGTAAGGAAAAACAAAGTCATTGTAAGCGCGAATGTAAGCTTCAAGAGCATAACTTTTGCCTCGGTATGTTGGGCAAGCGACAAGGACAGATTCAGTCACATTCTTATAAATTTCCTTTAGTTGTTTCTTGTTTTTAGTAATTACAACAGTGGGAGCATTTTTCATAGCGTCTTGCTTGTGCCCGATGGTGGGTTTCAGAAAGTCTCCAATACCTTTGTCAGTTGTCATGCCGATTAATCCGCCCTTATGATGTATGCCATGGCGTAGTAGGGTTGAGGCGCAGATAACGTGTCATGGGTACTTACAGCCACATTGGTGGACAAAGCGTGCGCGTCGATGCCGACATTTGTGGTTAAGGCATGTGCATCTATGGCAACGTTAGTTGTTAAACTGTGTGTTGTTACTGCTGATATAGCGGCTGAGGTTGATGCTGAGGATGTTCTCGCTGCAAAAGTAGTGTAAGTATGCGCTGCTACAACAGGCTGAGTTAAAGTATGAGCGGATATTACAGGTTGAGTAAGCGTATGATTAGAAATGGCAGGCTGCGTGACGCTGTGGTCTGCATGATGATGAGTAACTGCGCCTCCATAAGCGGTTAAGGAACCCGTCAAATTAGTTTCTGGAACACCACTAACATCCTGTTTAGCGCCAACCACAAATTTGTCGCGTAAGTCAGGCAGGTTAAAGTGGCTTCCATCTACGTAACCGTAAATCGTGCCAATCGCATTGAACAATACAGCATAAGTGGTGCGTGAAAGACTGGAGCCGTCACAAAGCAGCCAGTTCGCTGGAATATTAGCAATTGCGCCAGCCCACAACCAAACAACGCCAGCAGGCGTGTCATGCTCAGCGTTCCAAGCATTCACACTAACCTGGTATGCTCCATTATTCGTGCCCGTAACTACAGTACTATGCTTAACCATCCATACACACACCAAAAAGTTGAAGAAAAGTTTAGCTGAACGTTATTGCTAACTGCAACGTCCACGTCTCGCCTGAAGCCTTAGTGCCTTTATCCGCGCAAACCCTATTCAAGTTCTTGCCTGAGTCAGTTGAAGCGTTAACAACAGTGTATTCCTGCCAACTATAATTCGCGTCACCGCTTGCGAATGTAGCTTGCCAAGTACAAACCTGAGTTGCACGAGTCGGAAAAGTCGAATCCATCGCCTTGTAAGTCTTGTTAGTGGCTGCCTGCAAACCTGTCTGAGTCGCGACCGCAGTCGTAGTGCTGTCGCCTACGCCAAGATAAGCATGCGCATTATCCCATAAACTGCCCGTGTCACCAGTCGTGCCCGCGATCAAACCGATAAGCAACTGTAAGCCTTCGTTCAAAGCAACGTTATGGTCGATTTCTTCTGTGCCAAAGTAAGCGCCTGGATACAAGACTTTAGCTTCTTCCACAGTTAAGCCGTTGTGAATTGCGTTAGCGATTTTGTCGTCTGGGTCCTTGAACTTGGTTATTGTCCAATGGGCTTTCCAACCAATTTTATCGTTTAGTTTTTTCGTTTTCATTCCTCCAAATTTTCATTTTTATGCCATGATTTCATGACCGTGAAACCTCACTCAAAGTGCCATCAGGATTCCAAGAAAAGGTAAGCGTAAAAAGCAAAGCGCCACTGCCGTCATAGGCTTTGATTGTGGCAACCGTGCCATCCCCATTCCAAGTAAAGCCGTATTTTGCAATTTTCTTGCCCGTGGGAGCACTTGTTAAAGCGCTTAAAATTGCATCATGAATTGACTCGCCGCCCCAAACGCTCAAGTCCTACACACTCCAAAAGCTTTTCTTACCACGCACTCGCAACCTTGTACCTGTTAACGCTGCCCAGTTTAGACCGCAAAGCATACAAATAATCCGCCAACAACGCCTTCTCATGACCAAGCTCCAAAGTAATCTCAAGCTCCTGGGAAGCTGATTTAACATCATATTCAACGCTTAAAATACGGTAGTTGCCGTTAACATTCTCGTTCGGCAAAGAAACAGCAATCTTGTCAGCTGGGAAAATCGGATTACTACCATAGTCAATAACCGTGCTCTTCAGAGTTATGTACTCGAACGGATCCTTCATGTAAGCCAAAGTTGCTAGCGCATTTAATGCGCACTCGTTATCGCTGTAGAGCTCCTCATTAGTATCCATATATTCTCGAGTACCATAAGCAGATTGGCTTCCCGAGTCCTGCTGAACACTGCTATAGCGGCGCCCGCCAAAATAGACCTTATCAACCCAGAACGCTCCAGAGCCTGTAGGCGAAGTAGGCATACAGTAAAAGGCCATGCGCCAAATCTGCGTCCAATCAAAACTCGATGAAGAAAGACTCCAATCAGACGCATTCAAAGACCCAACATCGAAGCTTTCAGTAGTCCACTTATCAGCCGAGCCACCATTGCCTGGAGACTGAATATTAAACATGCGACTAGCAGTCCGACCGGAAGAATCATAAAGCACAAGTTGGCAAAGCCCTGAAAAGTAACTTTCTATCTGAATAGCAAAGTCAAGCTCAGGATACAACACAGCATTAACCAAATGCCCAGTATTCAACGTAAAAAGCAACTCTGCAAAATAGTTGTTACTGACACTGCATTTTACACAGTAGGGGCTACCTATACCGCTAGTATCTAAGCTCAGAGTGCCAACAGGCGCAGTCCAAACACCATCCGTCGGCGTCAAGCTCTGCGTCCAATCAACCTTGAGTAAAGGTACACTCTTAGTCTGAGAACCATAAATTGTAATTTTGTTGCGAATTGCTGTAATTTCTTTCCAGTACTCATAAGACTCTATCAAGTTTGCTAGGCTTACAGGGCTTGTTTTGCTGCCTCTTGGGAAAAACTCGAATTTCCCATCAGGCGTAGTACGAAAATCATAGCCGATAACGCCTGCAAGGTCGCTTTCTGCCGCTATTTCCTTCAGAAGAGTCCATGCTTGCTTATCCGAAACCTGTAGAGCCGTAAAAGTTGTATCCGTATTCTGAACAAGCTCCACGCCACCACGTACATGGCTTATCCCCGAATAGTAATCAAGTATGTCTTTAACGATTGCTTCGCCCTTGTAGCCAGAGTAGTCTTTGGTTATGTTATAACGGAAAAGCTTCTCGCCCCAGCATCTTCCAGCCACCGTAACATAATACTCCGACGGCGTAGAATCAAACTTTACGCTCTCTGTACGCGTTGTTATAAGCTGAGGCACATTGCTGCCTCTACCAATGCAGATATAGCCGTCTTGACCCACATTAAGCGGATAAGCGCCATTAGGACTGTATTTTCCGTTCCAATTCTGAAGCTTAAGCTCCCAGCTGCTAACCTCTTTCGTAGCGCCCAAATGCACTTTAGCCTCAACAACGTCGCCCTGAGAAACGCCGACAGAACCCAGTGCAATAGTCATTTTTGGAATGTCAACACTCATGGTGTTGCACTCTCAACGCCTTGTCGAGACAAAGCTTGTTGTCCAGCCCTAGAAATGCTCGTCATGTTAGTAGTCGTGTTAGTAGCCGCTGAATTGTATGCATTCACGCTTGCAGTTGCATTATTCATCTGCGAAGCAAAATAAGCCACAGCAGCCGCAGCGGCAATAATCACAGCTATCCCAATACCAGTCAACGCTAGAAAAGTAGCCTGACTAATGTTGAGAGCATTCTCCGCGGTAGTCGCAAGCCACGTGGCCGCCGTTTTAATGTTTGTAGCTACAGTCGAAGCCAAGCTTGCTCCGGCGCTTGCTGTTTCCGTTGAAGTATCCAAAGCTACTGAAGCCGTGTGCCCCGTTGTCAAAACCGTTGAGTAACTTATCAAGCGGGCCACTTCGCTCACGACAGTTATCGTCGCCAGAATCGTACGCACATACTTAGTCGTCTGCGAGTCAACCAACCCGAAATCAGTCGCCAACGTTGTTAAACCCAAGCCTAAACTGCTAACGCTGCTTATGCCCCGAGCCACAGTTGAAAGCTTCACCGTAGTCGCTTCAGCGTGAGTTCCCAAATCGTCAAAGCTGGAAGCTGACGCCCGCACATTATTACCCATCTCAGTTGCATCACTGCCGATCGCCTGAAACGTAGGCGTAGCTTCATTAACAGCCTGAATCGTTACGCTTATCTCGCCTAAACTCATGATGATCTAGCATCCACTGCTGCATTTTGAACCGCTAATTGAAGTAAAGAAAAAAGATTAGGAGCACATTCTTGCAATGCTCGAGTCAAAAACAAGCGAGCCTGAATGTATCGTGTACCTAATTCTTGAAAAAGAGCATAAGGAACACTACAAAAAATTTTGACAACCCACGTTGATACTGCTTGAGAATAGATATTTTGCATTAAACGACCAGTGCGTACTGGGGCAAGTTGCCGGGCACGATAAGCAATCTGTTGTGCATTCTGTTCTAAAGCTAATTGAACATAATAATTTAGCCATTGATTGAAGCTTTCCATGTTGCCTGCGAAATTCTCATCATTAACTGTAACAGTGCATTCAATACTCATCTAAAACCACCTTGATGCTTCATTTTCTCCATCTCTTCCTGCGACTGCTTATCAATTTCGCTAAGGATAACAAGAAACTCCTGCAACCTCTTAGCCGGCTGCTGCTTGAGCTGCTGAATAGTCCAACCGAACTCTTTGCACAAGCGAAACTCAGTCAGGGCTTCATGCGGTTTCCCGCGTCTCATAGCCCTTAACAGTTTTTTGTCTCGTCAACTGACACAACACTAAGCCTATTCGCTATTCTGCTAAGCAACTCGCCTAAGGCTATCGGAACTCCATTGTCACCTTCGCTTAACAGGTTCTCAAGCGTTATCGGCTTGTTCTCCGGCTGCTCCACAAGCGAAGCAAAAACGGTTTCCGCCTGAATCGCCACATAATCCGTTGTTACAACGCTGCCTGTCTGAGGATTATACCTCGTATATTTCTGCAGAATACGGTTTCTTTTAGCCCAAGTAATCTCCTGAAAAACGTATTTGCCAG